TATTGATTAAAAAAGTGTAGAGACTAGGAGTGATGAATGTAGCTCCGTAGGATTTGAGATAGGCACAAGTCCGAAGTGCAAGGCTATATCGTATGATATAGAAGAGATAGTCCAACCCTTATAGAAATATAAGGTGGGGGGTTGCAATCCCCCTTTATTACAATATACCTAGAAGTTGAGGTTGGACACAAATACGAAGAAGAAATGGCTCTGATATGTGAAGAAATAATTAAACAAAGAATAGATGGTATGAAGAATTATAAGGGACAAACAATCAGCCCAGCCTTCCCTAAACTAGTGTATCTTCTTGATGAGGATAACTGCTTTGAGGGTGGAAAATATGATTATATAACTGAATTGGCAGCTTATTGTACTGCTAAGAGATTAGTTCCAGATTATCAATCTAAGAAGATTATGGAGAGTAATTATGGTGAAGCTTTCCCACCGATGGGTAAAAATATTGCTCATCTAAAACCTTGTGAACCTAGAAAACTAGGGTGTGTATCTAACGATTAGTAATTGTAGGAAATGACAACTAATAGATATGCTAACTGGGAAACCTAAGTCGAAAGATATGGCAATCCAGTGCTAATATTTTACATAATTATGTAAAAGAAAGTCAACAGACTATCGAAAGTATAGTATCTTAGGATATGAATAAATGAGTAGAGTACATGATAGGTGAAAATCCTTGATTGGAAGTGCAAGGGGCAGACGAATGTTTGCCAAGATATAGTCGGGGCAGGTAACCAGTATGGAAACATACATCCTGCTTGTGTAGAAGCCACTTATCGCAATGGGTTGACGAGAATGGTAAATATAAATGGTATGGAAGATTTAATCAGGGAGTAGTTACTCTCAACTTAGGGCAGATAGGAATTATTGCTAATGGAGATATAGATTTATTTTGGAAGCTAATGGATAGAAGAACAGAGTTATGTAAGGAAGCTTTATTAATGCGACATAATCTCCTAAAGGGGACTAAAGCAAGTGTATCTCCTATACATTGGCAATATGGAGCAATAGCTAGGCTAGATAGGAATGACACAATAGACAAATACTTAATGAATGGTTACTCAACACTATCATTAGGTTATTTGGGAATGTATGAATGTGTAATGGCTATGTTTGGCATTTCTCATACAGATAAGACTGGTAAGGAATTTGCATTAGAGGTTATGGATTTTCTTAACAAGAAGTGTTCTGAATGGAAGGCTGAAACAAACTTAGGATTCAGTCTTTACGGAACACCTGCAGAATCAACAGTATATAGATTTGCAAGAATAGATAGGGAGAGATTTGGAGAAATCAAGGGTGTTACAGATAAGAAGTATTATACTAACTCTTTTCATGTATCTATCACAGAGCCAATAGATGCCTTCAGTAAGCTTGATTTTGAAGCAGAGTTTCAGAGCCTAAGTTTAGGTGGAGTAATATCTTATGTAGAAGTTCCTGACTTATCAAGGAACATAAAAGCTGTAAAAGAATTAATCAATTATATGTATCATAATATCCAGTATGCTGAAATTAATAGTAAGCCAGATGTTTGCTACAAGTGTGGCTTTACAGGAGAAATACAATGTGATGAGAATTTAGAGTGGTATTGTCCTTCATGTGGCAACAGAGATAAGAACGAGATGAATGTTGTTAGACGTTCTTGTGGGTATATTGGGACTAATTTCTGGAATTTAGGTAGAACAGCAGAGATTAGGGAAAGAGTAAATCATCTATAAATGAATTATGCCGACATAAAACCATTAGACATCACGAATGGGGAAGGAATAAGAGTTAGTTTGTTTGTAAGTGGATGTACTCATGGCTGCCATAATTGTTTCAATAAAGACTTGTGGAACTTTAGCTATGGCAAGAAGTTTACAGATGAAACTATGAATGACATATTAACAAAAGTTGGTAGACCACAAATAGAGGGATTTTCCCTCTTAGGTGGTGAACCACTACACCTAAATAATGTATTTAAATGTATAGAAATAGTTGAGAACATAAGAGAAAGATACCCTCAAAAAGATATTTGGGTCTGGTCTGGATACTTATGGGAAGATATAATTGATAACAAATACCAAAGAGAAATATTGAAATATATAGATGTCTTAGTAGACGGAAAATTTGAACAGGATAAGGCAGATTTAACTTATGCCTTTGCTGGGTCTACTAATCAGAGATTAATTGATGTTAAGAGAAGTTTAAAGGAAAATAAAGTAATTCTATACGAATTAGGGAGGAAATAATATGTGGCAATTAGAAGAATACCCTCATATTTTTAACAAGCAAGACTATTTGATATTCAATGATGGAACACCGATACCAAAAAAGGTGAATTTGAGAGTCCATGTAAACGGAAACTCAAGTGTTGTGGATAGGTACAATGCCTACAAGAATGATTTAAAGTATGCAAGAAAAAGAATAACTCACTACATGATTGACAGTAAGCTGTGTATTAGAGTCATTAAGGAAGATTTTCAGACATTTAATGTTTGGCAGAATCCAACAGACATTACCTTAGAAGTGTTTGGTGCAGACCATAACAAGGCAAAGATAGAGGAAATAACTGCTGATATGCTTAGAGCCTTATTTGATAAGTTTGGTTGGGACAAGTCAAGAGTTAAGTTTAGTGGTGAGAGTTATAAGTTAAGTAAGGAAAGAATACTAAGATTGGCAAGTATAGGCTATGAAAAGACCGCAAGTGTTATAGAAACTTGCAATGGGAATCTAATTAGCCTAGGTCATGTTCTAAAAGACTACTGTTTCCCTAATGTAACCACAGTAGAGATAGATGGACATGGGTTAGGTCATTGGGAAGTGATAAAAAGGGGCTATGCAGGAGATTTGTATTACTTGAGTGGTTTGGGATATAAAGACAACAGGCAGACTATAATATCGTATTTAAGATGGTTTGTCGATAAGAGGATAAATAGTCTGGAAAAATTAAAAAAAATCGAATATGTATGCTATTTTAGCGATAAGCAAAAATACTTGGCAGAGATGTTTGGTTATTTAGCAAATGCTAGTGTGTTTAAGGATAATGGAAAGACTATGGAATCCAAGGACATCACCAAGCATAAGGCAGAAGGTAGATTGTTATACATAGGAGATATTGGAGTTAAGGAGACTATAAAGCATTTTTGTACTACATGGCTTGTGTAATGCAAAAATTTTTAAAAAGACCTTGAAAAGCAATATTAGATATGGTATAATATTAACATAAACAAAGAAAGGAGAAAAGTATGAAGGAATTAAATGTAATGGAATATGTGGACAAAGAATACGAAAAATTGCGTGATAAAAGTACCCTTTTAAATTCTCAAGAAAATGGGTCTGAACCCATTGAGTTCACTATATTCCAGACAGGAAATAACCCTGCTTCCAATAAATATGTGGAAAATAAAGTAAAAAGACTAAAATCTGTTGGAATTGATGTAGATGTCAGCAAACATACAAAATTAGACATATATGACCGATATGACCTAATTAGGAAGAAAGACCATGCAGAATACCTCAAAAGACCATATATGGTTCAGTTGCCATTATCAGATAAGGTCAAGCGTATTGAAGATAACCTGCTTAGGATTTCTTATGACCTAGATGTAGATGGGTTGAGCCTTGAGAGTAAAGAGAGGTTCTATACAGGACAGAAAGCATATATACCTTGCACAGCTAGAGGGATAAGGGACTACATGAAGTACATAGATTCGTCTTTAAGTGGTAAGTCCGTATTAATCATTAATAGAAGCGATTTAGTAGGTAGACCACTACAAAAACTATTATTAGATGAAGATATGCTGGTATCTGTTGCTCATAGCAAAGTCAGCAAAGAGAAGCTAATAAACATCTTCAAAGATTATGACTATATTGTAAGTGGAATTGGTTTACCTAGATACTTTAAGGCAACAGAGATACCTAGTGGTTGTACATTTATAGATGTAGGTATCTCATTTGATGAGAATGGAAAGATGTGTGGGGACTTAGATACAACAATGGATTGTGATACAGATTTTAGTTATACACCAGTTCCTAGAGGAGTTGGACAGTTAACTGTATTGAGTTTAGCTAAGAATATAATGGAGGGATGTTAATATGTTAGTCTTAAAGGTTGTGTTATTCATAATTATTACGACAGTTTTTATAGGAGTAATGATTAAATATAATATCCATGATTGGTGTCCTGGGATACTATTTGGAGCAAATTATTTCATTATTGTTTTAAATATAGACACTCTGATGAGTAGGACAGAGCCTATGGGGATTTTTATGTCAGTTCTGATGATTGTTTTTTCTGTAATAACAACAGTTTTAGTTGCAAGAGTTTGGAAAGATTAGAAGGGAGTGGGAAGATATGAACATAAAACTAGAAGTAAACATAGATAAGGTAACAGATGGGCTTTATAAGAGTTACTTTATCGATATTGGAGAACCATTTTTAAACTTTTTCGCATTAGGTAAGACAAAGAAAGAGTCTTTTGAGCTACTTGTATATGGCATGAATGAGCTTATCAATGCACAAAAGTTTGATTATAGGTTGGGTGGGGATATAACCCCAGAAGATGAATGGGATTTCAAGTAAGATAGTAAAGGAGTAGTGATTAATTGAAGAAAATATTAGCAGTATTAGTAGTAACATTATTAGTGATTTCCACAGCAGTAGGTGGAGCAGAAGCAAAGGTGAGAGGTGGCTATAGCCAGAATGATGTTAGGGTAAAGAGTGGTTTAAGTCAGGAGAAGATTGAGCAGCTATTACCTAAAAATATGAAACCATTAGCACCAACATTTTATAAGATAGAAAACTCTAAGAAGCCGATAAACGCTTTATTTTTAGCAAGCGTGGTTAGACTAGAAACTGGAAATGGAACATCTTATAGCTACAGAGCAAGAAACAATGTTGGTGGAGTTATGGGAAGGAATGGTCTTAGGACTTTTTCATCTAAAGAAGAATGTTTATACTATATGCAAGATTTTCTATACAGAGGATATATCAATAACGGAAGAAAAAATGTATGGAACATAGGCTCAAAGTATTGTGTTGGTGGTAACTGGGCGTATAAGGTAAATAGATTAGCCATCAACTCAATGCAGAAGTCATGGGGCTTATAGGAAGGAGATGAGAGGGGATGGAAAACCTAAAGTTACTGCAGGAGCAGCTAGATACCTTAAAGGGCATCTCTAGCTCCAAGGCAAAGATATTTAAGTTAAAACAGTTGCATGACGAAGGAAATGAATTATTATTCAAGGTCTTAAAGTTCTGTATAGACCCTAGTATAAAGTCTGGCATAAGCAAGAAGAAAATAGAGAAAAATCTAGCAACTCACATAACAAGTAGGACTTTTAGTGAGATATTGGATTATGTTACAGAAAACAATACAGGAACAGGTGAAGTTGTATCAGAAGTTCAATCATATATAAACCAAAACAAAGAATATGAATCTCTTATAAAGGAAATAATCACTCAATCCTTGAAGATAGGGGTTAATGTAAAGGCGATTAATCAGGCGATTCCAAACTTTATTCAGACAATAGAGTTTATGAGAGCCAAGACTTATATGGATAGATATGAGAAGGGATTGTTTAATTTTAAAGTCCCTTATGTAATTTCTGAAAAGTTAGATGGTATAAGAGGAGTTATCATTAAAGATAGGGACACTATAAGAGCTATATCAAGGCAAGGCAAAGAGTTTGTTGGCATAGACCATGTGTTAAACTCATTTAATGTATTGGGTGATGGAGCATATGACGGAGAATTTTTAGCAACTGGAGAGTTTAAGACAGACGAAGATAGGTTTCAGAAAACTTGTTCTATAATGAACTCCAAAGCAACATTTAAGCCAGATATTGAGTTTATTATGTTTGACTATATCCCTTTAGAAGATTTTTACAAAGGTTATAGTCCAATACCTTTTATTGATAGACTAAACAAGACTGTAAAGTATATAGAGAAGATGAGAGATACTCTAGGTTCTGATATTCATGTAAAGTCAATAACAGAAAGACCTTTTTGGTATGAAGGAATAGTTACTCACGATATGCTAATAGACTTGGTTAATGAGTGTGATAGGCAAGGTAAAGAAGGAATAATGATTAATTCCTCAATGGGTTCATGGGAAGGCAAGAGGTCTGATAAGATACTTAAGCTAAAGAAAAACCTCATTGCAGATGTAAGAATAATTGGTTTTGTAGCTGGAGATGGAAAACACAAAGGTAGACTAGGTGCTTTAGAGGTTGAATTTGATTACAAGAACAAAAAGAACATATGTTCTATTGGAACAGGCTTTAGCGATGAAGAAAGAGAAGAGATATGGCAGAACCAAAAAGACTATCTGGGGAAAATCATTGAGGTAAACTACCAAAAGATAACTAAGAATGAAACTGGAGAAGGCTATTCTCTTGGTTTTGCAAGCTATAATCATAGGGTAAGAGATGATAAGTCAGAAACAAGTATATATTAGAAAGAGGAGTTATGCAGATAGAAATAGGATTTTGGGGGTTGCTTCAAATAGCCTTAATAACATTAAAGATATTAGGATATATAAAGGCAGCTTGGTGGTTAGTTCTTTTACCGTCTATAATAAGCGTGGCATTCACGATTATTATTTGGATAGCTCTTTATATTTATTATAAATAACTTAGGTGGGGAGATTTTTTATGAGAGAAGATTTAAGAAAAATAGTAGAAGATAATTGGGAAGATATAAAAGAACTGATAATTAAAAAGGCAGAAGCAGAGCAGAAGCCTAAGTCTATATGGGATTTAGATATAGAGGGTGGAGGAGAATATTACTATGTTGACTCAAATGGAGGAGTTGGATTAAGTTATTTTGATTCCGTATACGATGAACAAACTAGAGAAATTAGGAATGCCTTCCTAACAAGAGAAGAAGCCGAATTTGAACTTGAAAGAAGAAAGATAGAAACAATTATGAGGAAGTACAGCAGACCATTTGAGAACGGTGGGGATAACTACTTCTTATATCTTAACAAATGCACATCAATTCGTAGTGGTTTTCATTCGGCATTTAATTATGGTTTTCCTTGCTTTAAATCAGAAGAAGTAACACGAAAAGTGGTAAAAGAGATAGGCGAGGATAGGCTTATAAAGTATTGGTTCGGAGTTAAGTAAAGGAGAAGCAAATATGACAAAAAGACATTATTTAACAGTAAAGAACAAGAGTCGAGATGGAATGAATATAGACTATCAAATTTTGGATAACAATGATTATTTTGATGAAGAATTTTATCAGAATTTAAATATTACTGTTGATGATAACGGGGATATAGCTCCAGTCAAAATTAATTATGTAGATTTTTTATATGAGTGGCATAGATGGTTAAATAGGAATCCTGCGAAGAAGGGACTGCCTCAAATATCAGAAAATATGATAGATGGTAAAGAAAGTGCATTTCTTTATTATTTTAATGTTCAATCATATGAACAACAATTATTTGAAGTAACAAGAAGTCTTTACCCTCAATATATTGATTGGAGTGGAAACATCAGAGATGGTTGGGAGTTAATACTTGAATGCTTTTAAAGGGGGGGGTATACTAAGATGATAGATACGAATAAACCATTCCTTGATAGGGATGAAGATTACAGAGAAGAAATTAGTTTATTTTATGGAAGATTATTTAATGGACTAGAGCCAGATGAGATTCTCTACCTGCAACAAATGATAATTGACGAACTGAACCATGCAATACTTAGATATGTAAATCCATTAAGTTTATAAGGAGTTGATTTAATCAAGATATTGGGATTAGACTTGTCAATGACTTCAACAGGTTGGGCTATACTTGAAGATGACAAGGTAATAGATTATGGAAAAATAAACACTTCTGTCAAAGACTTTGAAACAGAAGATGAGAGAATAAATCATATTGTAGATATGATACAAGAACATACAGCTGATTTAGATTGTGTTGGAATAGAAAACCAATATATCTCTAGCAGGACAAATACTATAATGGTGTTAAGAAAGCTATTAGGGGCAACTATGAGAATGATTGCAAAGAATAATCTTAAAATAGAATATCTTGCCCCTACATCAGTTAAAAAGATAGTTACAGGCAATGGAAAGGCTACTAAGGAAGATGTTGCAAAGTATGTTCAAGATAACTACATAAACATTGGAGAGTATAGCGATAAGTCAGGGAAGAACAAGACAAGTGATATATATGATGCTATCAGTATAGCTATAGCTGTAAAGAAAGAGTTTGGAGATAAATATGCTTATGATTCAAAAACAAGTAGTTAAGCAAATTAAAAAGAAAGAAGATATTTCATTTTTTAAGAAGAAGATTATACTTTTTAAATTAAAAAGAATAGTTAAAAAGATAAATAAAATCAGAAATGACATCTTTGAACTAAAATTTATAGGAGATTCTTTTCCTTATTTGATAGACAAAATGGACGAGATTAAAAAAGGACAAATAGATGCTAAATATTCTAAAGAGAATTATGAATCAAAGCTGATTGAGAATTTCGCTAACTGCGAAGTACATGCTTTGCTTGAATATAGAGGAATGAAGAATCTGTATGAGAAAGCATTGAGTCTTATTTTAAGAGAACTTTATCTTACTATCAGGAAAGATAATCCAGAAAGGATAATAATAGAAGCAGAAGATTATCCATTATGTACAAATGATTATTTTCTCAACAGAGATGGAAGTTTAAACCCTAAAAACCCATGGGATACTTTGAGACTAGAGAATTATAAAGAAATCAATATAGAGCTAGAAAGATTAATTTATGAGGAGTTAAAGTAAAATGCTAAAAGTAGAAAGAACTAAAGATGATAGAATGAGATGTAATATAGAGTGTGAGTCTGTATTAGATATGATTGAAGAAGTGAGTTTTCTTATATCGTATTGCAAAAAGAGTATAAGTGGACTTGATATTAGCGAAGAAGATAAGATAGATGGTCTTGATTATCTAAGACAAGGGCTGTTTGCTGGACTTGACACAGAGATTGACTGGGATAATGATTTATAATTAAGAGGGAGAAATCCCTCTTTTTTTTGAAGTTTAAAAAAAGTTTAAAAAAGTATTGAAAAGCAACTTTAGATATGCTATAATAAATACATAAAGAAACTTATTAACGAGAGGGGAAAAGTCATGAAAGCAAGTGTTAGAGCCAAAATAAGAAACTGTAAAGGAAAGTATGAAGTAGTAATAGTAAGTAAAGATGAACTAAATGGAAAATATAAATATAAAAGAGTAGGACTTTTTGATGACGAATCCGAAGCTCGTTATATAGAAGAAATTACCCAGAAAAAGATAGATGAGGGTGAAGATGTATTAAACAAGAAGAAGGTAAGCAAAATTACCCTTAATGAGTGCATAGAGGGGGCATTTAAGAAAGAGGAATCAAGAGGGGATAAGGTATCAGCAAATACATTTCTTTCTTATAGAAATATATACAATAACCATATATCAAAAGGTATAGGACAGACATACATACAGCAGTTGACTACTGGTATGGTACAAGATTTACTAGACGAAAAGGCTAAAGAGTATGGTTGTGGTATGGTATCTCAAATAAAGACTGTAATAAGAAAAGGTGTCCAGTATGCACTTTATAGAGATTATATTAAGCACGATGTAACAAGTAGCCTAATAGTATGGGGTAAACAGTCTAAGACAAGTGCTGAAATCAACTGTCTAAACATGGAACAGATAAGCTATATCTTAGAAGATACTAAGGGTACAGAATTAGGATTGAAGATACTATTGGCTTTTGGTTTAGGACTTAGAGAATCAGAAGTATTAGCTATGAGCTGGGATAATATAGACCTTGAAGAAGAAACATTAAAGGTTTGTCAGATAGTAGTAAAGAAAGACGGAAAACACATCATACAGAAATTCACTAAAAATAAGAATGACTTAGTTGTAAAAATGCCAGACTTCATTGTAAAGGCTTTAAAGGAATACAAGGCACAATGGAATGAATGGCAAATATCTACTGGTTTTAGGGATAATGAAAACTTATTATTCTATGGCAAGAATTTTAAGGTAATACCTACGGCAACATTATCTAATCAGTTTAAGAGATACATGATGAGTTTAGGTATTGAAAATGTAACATTCCATGGACTAAGACATAGCTACGCTAGTTATCTTTTCCATAAGGGTATGGACTTAAAGACAGTAGGACAGATGCTTAATCACAAATCTAAATACTGTACAGACAGAGTATATGTCCACTTAGTTGATGAAGCTAAGGGACAGGCAGTAGATGTAATGAACGAAATCTTATTATAGGCATAAAAAAAAGACCCTAGAGTAAAATCTCTAGGGTTAATTTTCATTTATATGGGGATTAGGGGATATATTCCCTTTGCTTATATGGGGATTTAGACATATATATCCATGACCTTGTGCATTTCTTGATACATTTTCTATACTCTTAGTATTCTTAATCAATAGAGAATATATCTCTACCTCACTTAATCTTCTTCCATATTCTTTTTTAGACCATTCCATTAATAGTGCTAATGCACCTACAACCAATGGAACAGACTGTGATGTACCACTCAATACTCTGAATCCATCATTAAAAGAACAGCCTATCACTTCTTCCCCCATAGCAACACAATCAACAAACTGGTTAGTATTAGAGAAGGAAGATATTTCAAATCTATCATTAATCGAACCTACCTGTATCACTTCTTCATAACAACTAGGGAATAATATTTCTATTGTTTCATCACTACCATCTCCAGAGTTACCACTAGCACCCACAACAGGTACTTGCATCCTATTAGCCATCTTGATAGCCTCATGTATCTGTGGAGCTTCTACATTCCCACCTAAGCTGATATTAATTATATTAGCACCTCTTTGGCAGGCTGCATATATGGCTTGTCCTATTATATCATAGTCTGCGACACCATTCTTGTCTACAACCTTATATATCATTAATTGGACATCTGGAGCAACTCCCATAAATCTACCATCTAAGTATTTATCTCCAGCTATTAGACTGGCTACATGAGTCCCATGTCCTAAGTAATCTGTAACATTATCTCTATCTTCTTCATCATCATTAGATAAATTACATACATGGATAATCTTATCTTTTAGCAGGTGATTCTCTACATCGCAACCAGTATCTATTACAGCTACCTTAATATCCTTCCCAGTAAAGCCATTGTCCCACATATATTCTATATTCATTTGGTCTATATAAGCTGGTGGAGTAGGGAGAGTTAACTCGTCAAATTCTTCTTTAGTGAAGTAATCTCCATGTTTTATCTCTGAATATTCATTTGTTCTCTTAGTCATATAATCTCCTATCTAGGTCTAAATACCTCTAATAGCATATCCTTTTTCTTTTCCTTTAAGTATGAGCTTGTAGTGGACATATCATTATGGTTAGCTAAAGCCTGTAATACCTCTAAATCTACCTTGATTCCACCATGCTTTTCGCATATATAGTGTTCACCTGTACTTAGCAATTCTAAGGCAGTATGCCTAAAGCTATGTATATTAAAGTCATATTCTTTACCAGTTATTTCTTCTAAGTAGTCATTCCAGTTTTTTACCCAGTCATATAAAGACTTCACACTAAGTTCTCTTATGTTCCCATTAGGGTCTTTTTTGTACCACAAGAAATTCTCTTTATCTTTACCTCTTTGCCTGATATATTTTTTAAAGGTATCTACTGTAAGAGAGTTGTATACTAGCTCAAATTTCTTCCCACCTTTGCCGATAACCTCATTGGTGAAAATATCATCTTCTTTAATGCTATCTTTTTGCACCTGGTAAACTTCATTTTTTCTTGCTGCTGTATCTATCAGCAAAGCTAATAGTAGGGCTTGCTGGTATAGTTTTTCTTTCATTAGATAATCATATAGTTTATCTACTTCTTCTCTTGTTAAAAACTCAATATCTCTAACCTTCTTGTTGGCTAAGCCCTTGATTTTAGCTGCAGGATTCTTTAAATATAAATCCTCATAATCTTCATCATCTACAGCAAAATCATACATAGTCCTTATAGATGACAGCATTCTATTTAATCTAGCAGTAGACATATCTCTTTCTTGCATCTCTAAAACAAAATTCCTTAATTGCTTTCTAGTAACCTCATAGAAAGGTACATTGTCCTCATACTCACATATATAACAAGCTAAAATCTTTAAATCATTCAGATATTGAACTATAGTTCCTGCAGACTTATTCTTAGCTTTTAGTTCAAGTCCGTATTCTTCTATTATTTCTTTATTATGTTTATTTATCTTTTGCAGGACTTCTTCTGTCTGAAAAACATTATAAACATTTCTTCTTCTTGCCATAATCCTCTCCTTTGCATAGAAATAGATAGAGGAGAGTTCCCCTATCTATTATTCTTTATAAATTCTTCAACTTTACTTTCAGTTTCTTTTCTGTCAGCACCAGCTAGTCTAAGAGCAACCTCTGGAATATCTTTATATCCACCAACAAAGATAACCTTAGTATATTTATCCTTAACCTTTAGATAATCTTCAAGGTGCATTTTAGGTATAGCTAATTCAAGCTCTATTCTTTCAGCATAGTTTCTATCTACATTGTTGTTGTAAAGGACAAGCTGATAGTCTGTTTTAGGCTTAATATCTTCCTTTTCTACTGGAACAGATGGTTTAACCTCATCTTTCTTAGGTGTAGATGGTATTTCAACACAATATTTAGCAGACACAAAGCCAACTTTAGGTATCTTGTACCATGTACCATTAGAACTAGATTTATATACCTTTTCTACATATATAACAGAACCATCTCTATATGTTCCTATCTTCTTAGAGTTGGCATTTGGATTTTCTCTTATAGTTAAAGTATCATTAGGTGTGCTAGTCTTAACTGAATATCCACCATTAACCACAATATATTCTGATTGGTCGGTATTAGTATTTATTGGATTAGATGTAACATTTTCGCCTAGGTATTTTCTAACCTTATTCTTAAATCTCTCGAAGCCTAAGTCTAAAGTTCTATGAGGGCAGTATTTACCACTCATCTGTTGGTGAGAGTAGAGTTTATCAATGCCCCAACCATATTTCTTCAATATACCAGCTATATACTTAGCACCATTATCTTCTGCTTTTAAGAATGTTGCTTCATCACTTTTAGACCTTGCTATCTCTACACCGATATAGTTCGTATTACCATATTGGTTACCACAATGCCATGAGTTGTAGTTAAATGGGATAGATTCTATTACCTTTTCTTCATCTGCTACAGAGTGGAAACTAACCCATTTTGGATTACCCACCATGTATGAAGCTTCTGCTTTAGCCTTGGCAGTATTCCATGTATTATGAACAACTACACCTTTAGGGGTCATTCTGTATGTCATCTTTATACCTCTGTTCCAACTTGGTACTGGAAAATCTTCTATTGGTACACCACAAATTACACCATTCATTATATCAGCCCTTCTTCCTTTAGTCTTTGAATATCTTCTTTAGAAAGGTTCTCAAAATCTCCCTCACTAGGAAAAGTGTTTTCTTCTAAATTCTTTTTATATAATTCTTTATCAAATATATTTACTTTAATTTCTTCCATATAAATCCTACTTTCTATTTTCTTTTATAAACTGTTGAACTAGGTCGATAGTTTCATCTCTATCTTTACCAGCTATGACCTTGACAGCACCAGATGGAGCATTAGAGCCACCAACATGCAAGACTTTGTGGTATCTGTCTTTAACTGTGTTGTATAAATCAACGCTCAAACTAGGTATATATAAATTCTTAGTAATCATTCTAGCTGGGATTTCATCAATCTCATTGGAGTAGGTTACTAAGTCATAATTTTCTTTTTCAGTAGAGTGGGGTAGAGTAGAGGAGTCTTTATTAATATCTCTGTCATACTCATATAGCTTATATTTTTCTATCAATTCTATAAGCATATTTGCGTAGTCTTGACTTGTAGCATAACCAGATGACTGTAATGCCCTACAAGATTTCTTGTAATCAGTTTCCCCTATAACACTCTTGTAATTTTCTTCTCTCCAGTCTGGGGTATGAAAGAACTTAGCATGGTCTAAAAGTGATTCGTCCCAACTGTTGTATTTTCTAAATGGAGCGTTAATAAAGAATTGTTTATTATCCTTGTCATATTCAGCAGTTCTAATTGTGTAGCTTTCGCCTTTCCAGTCCTTCTTAGCCTTGATACCAAAGAGGTTATGGGCTTTAGTCGCTAACTCTGATTCACCCCACTTTGACTCTAAACAAGCCTGTGCTATTGTTACACTAGGTAGGATTTTCCCTATTTTCCAACCCTCAATAGCTAAAGTCTTAACTTTGTCGATAAATATATCTTGTTTAGCCATTATTTATCACTTCCTTCAAAAAAATAAAGGGTAGTCCTAAGACCACCCTCATACATTAATTAATCATTTTTTATTTTGTTATTGGATATTTTCTCTAATATATTCTTAAATAACGTTGTATCTGTACCATTTTTTTCTATATTTTCTATGATAGACTTAACTTCAAAGAATAAATATCCTACATATAGTGTATATATCAATGCCATGTCTGTCCCATTAGGTAGTAATGTGCTAATTGGAAGGAACACTATCAAAACCATCATGCTGGCTATCTTCCTTAAAATTCCATTAATTCCTGCTTTCGATTTAAAATCAATATCTGGATTTATAAAGGCTGCTATTGTGCCTGTGATAAAATCCACTACCATGGCAATTGCAATTAATGCCAATACAAAAAGAACTCTACACTCTTGTGTGCTTGTGCAAGTCCTAAAAAAATCAAATACATATGTTGCTGTCATTTATTTACTCTCCTTTATTTATTGTTTACTTTTTATCTCCTACTCCTAAAATCTTAAAGCTGCTGCCAGAGCTTGTTCTCTTTTGGTACTTTCTTCGTTCTTCATCTGTTACAGCATCTGTGATGTAGAATGAAGTATATAGTACATTTTTTAGCTCCTTAGTGTCAGCGTGGGAAGTAAAACCTATATCTTGAAAACTAAACTTGGCGTTTGTAAGCTTTTGTCTTTCATATGATATAGCTTCACCGCCACCAAATACAGGCTTGATAGCTTCTATATAAAAAATGTTGTACTTATTCAGAGCATAGGGTTTGGTATAGATATCTACATCAAATTTACCTTGACCCTTATCCTTAAGTACAACTTTTTCAATCATATCAAATGCTCTACGTGCATCACCATAAACCCTGTCAAATGCATTACTGGTATATATGACCCCTGAACACTCTCTATCGACTCCACCGAGTTTCCAGACAAGTTCACTGCCTAGATAGACTTCAATGACCTGTGTTTCTCCTATTTTAATATCTTTAGCATCTTGAATCATATTAACTCTCCTTTACGATATATAGAGTATCTGGGTCTTTACGATTTATCTTATATTCATTTGGAGTTACAATTTTTATCTTAGGGTCATTTTGATGTGCTTCGTAGAATGCCATCAAATTTGTTACTGCACCGAACAATTCCATAGTGCTTTCGGCAGTACCTTTGACATAATCGGTAAATTCAGTAGGCACATATATTTCTGGGTGCTTGTTGGTAAAGTTGCTTAGAGCATCTATATCATAGCTTGACTCTGGAGCAGACTCGTCATATGTAAAACCTAAATCATTAACTAAAGTTTTTCTTTCATCATATTCATTGATACTATATCCGTCTTTGATAAGTTTAAAGAATTGTTGATTTTGTCCTAATCTACTATTTTTTATCCTGTGAGCCAAAGAGAATAGATATATAGCATAGTGAGTTTTCATTAACTCATATCCTTTTCTCTTGCCAATAGGTGTAAAATCTTCCCTTATTGCTGATGTGATTAAGTCGTCAAACTGTGATTTAAGGATATATGCTTCACGAACAGTATTTGAAAGTTCTAATATAGTTTTTCCCTCTGGCTTGATATCCTTCTTATCCTTATCTACACTTAGAGATAGCGTTGCTAAAACCCAATCATCTGGAGTTACATCTAAATGTGCGTTTTTAGGCAGACTACTTTTTATCAAACTATATATCATATATAGTGTAGGGATATTGACTTTTATATAGTCTTTAAGTTGAGGATTTTCCGTAGTAGAAGTGGTCATATTTTCTATATCCGCTATCAGAGATAAAAAAATACTTCTATCAACATATACTACTTGGTCTGTTTTTGCGATTTCACTCAATTTTTCAATAGTAAGGGTTGTATATTCGTGTTTACTTCTAATACTTATGCCCTCTGAATCCACTGCAGACTCTAAAAACATATTAGCAATTTCCTCACGAGTAGTCCCCATTGCTTTGCATTGTTCTTCTGATGGGAGAAACATTATAAGAGAAATAAGGTCTAACCCCACACGTTCTTCTAAATTAGGGTTTTCAGCTCCACCAGAGCTACTAGACAATATTGCATCAATTACATTGTCTAGTCCAGTACTAAGGTACATTGAATTAGCATATATATCTGGACTCTCTTCAATTAATTGGAATAATCCTACCTCGTCCTTAGACAAAGGCTCTCCAGAATGGTCTTTTAAATCTCCAATAGGTGTTTTGCCATCGCCTGCTATAAAATTTTTTAATAACTCAAATATATCTTCGTATATCTGTTCTTTTTTGGTATGTCCTTCCCCTTTCCCTTTAAGAGCAGCCCATAATATCGGTACCAGTATGTTTAATTTAACCCCTGCTCTGATACGCTCAAAATAATAGCAGACACCCTCTAAATAGTCACGCTCGCTGATATAGCATATACGATTGGATTTAACTATATCAAGAAGCTCTGGTGGGGTTATAACCTGTTTTTCAACATCAATATCAGGTGATATTAGATGCGTTTTTTCTTTTGTGATACACTTTTGAAGAAGTTTTGAAAATCCTAATGCATCAGACACTCTATTATGGATGCCCTCGTTTAATCCGTATACTGCCCATAAGCTAAGAAGGTCAACCTTCATATACCCCTCTGGAGCAACATCATCAGCCTTAGCAACTTCTTTAACCTTATTATCAACATATTCCTTAGACACTATATCTAAGTCTTGTTCAATTAGTCCTAATACTTTCATTTAATCACTCCTTATCCAATTACTATGACCTTATATTTGTCCTGTTCTGGAGCTTTTGCAAAGTTAATCTTTACATTATTCTCATCTGTTAACTCAATATCTGCCAATACTTGTGAGAAAGGAGCAGTATTTTCCTTAACTGATACGATAACATCTTGAGTGTTTAGATTATGATTAACTGTAAATTCTTTGTTAGCACCATCACCAATAACCTTGACAAACTTATCTGTTTTCTTTCCTATTTGAGTAGTTAAAGCTTCTGCCACACCCTTATTAGACTGTATTAAATCTCCTAATTCCTTAAGAGTGTCATAAGCTTCCCCAGCACCATTGATTAATTTATTGATTTCAGCAGTAGTAAATTCTTTAGCTTGTTGTAGAGCTGTATTTGCCTTATTCTGTGCTTCTTGGTCTGTAACTTTACCAGCTAAGGCAATGTCTAAGCCTGTAATCTTGTTTGTAGGTATAGTCTTATCACTAGCTATTACACTATCAACTATCTTATCTGGTGTAAGCTTTTCTTCTAATCCATCTATCTTATTGATGTTGATTTTAGAAGTTCCATCATTAATCTTAGATACGATATTAGCACCATCAAGAGCATTAGCTAGTCCATTGATTCTTTCAGCATTGATATTTTCAGTACCATCATTGATAGTGGCTACTATATTGGCAGCACTAAGCTTAGCTGCTAAGTCCTTAATCTTGCTTATCTCAATAAGAGCAGTTCCGTCATTTATAGTGTTGACTATACTAACTGCAGTAGGGGAAGCATCTTTTGCATCCATAGCTAACCAAACTGCACCTGTATATATATAAGCTCTCTTGTCTGTAAGATTGTAATAAACCTGTCCTGCTTGTGGGTCAAGAGGTGCTTGAGTTAATGGTTGAAGTACAGCGTTAAGCAGTTGATTGCCTGTTAAATCTAAATTGTTTAGTATCTTCATTGTTTAAATCTCCTTATATGTTTTTATTAATTTAAAAAAGCCTTTCCAGAAATAGGAAGGCTAAATTTAAGCGTAACATTATTTTTATCTGTATAGATATAATCTCCATAGACTATATTTCCACCAGTATCTACAATAGTTATAGATGGAAACTTATTGAGATTATGTTCTATATCCCATGTATCAGATAAGGTGTCTTGATTATATATAAAAGCCTTATCCGTAGGATTCTTTTTTAATTCTTCAAATTGTGTCTTAATAGCATGAATATCTTCGTTTAGAGTTTCAAGATTAAGATTCTTTAGTTTATCTAACTCTTGCTTTAGTAGTTTTGAATACTTATCATATGTATTTATGATTGTTTCAGCATTATCAACAAGAGTTATTTCACTAAAAAAAACTGAACGAATAGCCCTCGTACACTTTCCTTGAAACACTCCAGAAGATATAACTGCCTTGTCTTGAGATACCACTATTTCACACTCATATTTTCCCTCACTCATAGTAGGGAAGTAGAAGTCAAAGGTATTTTTAACTCTATTATGAGGTGGGACTCTCAATACCTTGTCATTGCCAGTAACCTTGAAATAAGCATAACATTGTATGTTTTCGTCATACTTAAAGTTAGACAAGATTACTTTCATTCCTCTTGATGTTTCCCCAGCGTGGATAGTTGGAATATCTTTTGAGATTTTACCATCTACTATTGTTTGAAAACACACATCTGGGTCTTTTTTAGCATCAAATATAAATGTATGTAAAAATTCTATCATTGAATACCTCCGTTAATAGATTAATTAAATAGCCATAATTTCTTTTTTTTCTGCATACGGAAGGTATCCCTCTATTGAGGTCGGGTGTTTTATGGCTTCGACAATAAACACCTCACTATTAAGAGGGTCTTTTTTCCCTCTCATAACGTAGTCACCATTTATCTTGGTTGTCCATGCACCTCTTTGTAGATTAGGGTATATAGCATTCTCCCATACTAAGGTTGGATTTAGTGTAGCCCAATCATTACAATAATCCCCATTTTCCATATAAACATATAATGAGTTTAAATCATTTGGTTTGATGATTTTAGAGAATCTCTTTCCAGTTCTTCCAGTTGCAGAAAGACACAATTCATCTCCTTTTTCTTGAAAACCTTTAATAGTCTTTTCAAGCTCCTTTTTGGATTGTTCTAATTCAGCTATCGCTGAAGATACACTTCTTAGAAATGTTACTAAATTAGATAACTTCTTTTTTTCGGCTGTCAGGGGACTCCCCAGAATTTTTTCAACTTCTTTAAATATATCTGTAGTGATTTGATTTAATTTTGTATCAAAATTGTTTACACTTTCAGTTAAACTCATGATATCCCTCCTTTATAATTTGCCAGCCATATCATTTAGTTTAGTTGTGGCTGTTTGAATATCTTTCTTTATATCTTCTAAAGCCTTCTTATCAGCAGAACTCATCAAACCATCTTTAGCAATCGTAGCGTTTTCATAAGACTTTCCTAGAGGTATCTCTGTAGTCAACTTATTGCCTTTAGTTAACTTTAAGGTATTGCCCAAGACAACTTCTGCCTTAACAAAAGAGTCATCACTATGTACCTTTACATTAGTGTTGTTCTCTCCAATATAGAAATACTCACCACGAATAGACACACTTTCTCCGTCAGCACCTCTTATTTCTCCCATATAAGACCATTGATTAGAGTCTGAATAAATGTAAAGTCCTTTATCAGTACCAGACTTAACCCCATAAACAAAGCCTTGTTCATTACCAGCTTGAGGTAGGGCAGACTTAGTTTCAACTACACCTTTAAAGATTAGCCCTCTACCAGTATCACCTTTAAATTGAGATTTATTTGCTATCCAATCATCAAAAGTCTGTTTATAGTGGTTAAATGACTCAACTCTTGATAATTCAGCAGTAACCCTCTGTCTTTCTTTTTTGTCTCTTTCAGTTTCTTGACCTTGCCTTGAAGTTTCTTGAGATACTCTAGTATTCTCATTTTGAATCCTAGTTTGTTCAGCAGTATTTCTCTCATTTTCTTTTTGAGCATATCCCTGCATAGTGGTGTCATACTGTTCTAACCTAGTAACACCTTGAGTAATTCTTTCGGCAGAGTTTATAGCATTATGTATCTTCTGAACAAATACATCTTCTGAACCAGAGTTGCCCTTTTTTATCCATAAATCATATGCCGAATCACCCTTATCTCCCTTAAAGCTGCCAACATTTGCCCATTTATTTTCCTTAGTCCATATATGTAACTCTCTGTTGATTATGTAGGTATCTCCTATATTGTTCCCAGTCTTAGGTAGTTCAGTTGCATTATTTTTTGTCCCTAAAACAATAATAGATGTTCCGTCTCTACCATCCCTACCTTTTAATTCATCTTTACTTGGTATCTGCTGGATAGCATTTGCAACATCTTGCTTTAACTTCTGTGATAATTCTGTATCTTTTCTTGTGATTTCATCAATCTTATTGTTGACTGTAGTATCAACCTCGGACACTTTCTGATTTAATTTAGTGTCTACTGCTGTATTTAGGTCTTGCTTTAATCTTTCCATACCTAACTCTGTGGAGTTAGATATTTTGGTATCAATCTTCAGTAATTCAGTAGAGATGTTTTCTTTCATCTCTTTAAAAGATTTAACTCTTTCTTTTTCTCCATCAACCCTACTTTGTTCACTCTGTGCTATTGTGGTCAAAGTATTTAACCCAGACTCAACCCTGTTTAGCATTTGAGTTAGAATAGGGAAGGAGTCTTGAGATTGCACAACCTCATCTGTAACATTCGCTTCATCTACCTTGATAAAGTAAGAAGGGGATACAGTAATTTTGCTTGCCTTGGTAAACTGAACTTGGAACTTTAGGAGTCCAGAAGAACTCAACATATCTTTCTGGAATTCTAGTTTAACTATTCCTTTGGCTAAGTCAATAACAGACAATTCCTTCTGTTTAATTTCACCATCTGGAGCAAGAGTATTTAAATGTACTGTTACACCAGTTAGGTCTACAATCTCTCCGCCATTCTTAATCTCTGCATTGATGAAGGCTGTATTCCTATCTTCTTCATTGAACATTATGTTTTTTTGTAGAGAAGTTTGTTTTGTTTCTAATAAGTCAATAGTAAGAGGGTATATCTTATCTATATTTGCCATTATATCACCTCTTTATTCTTCTTCATTTTTGGCATTTTTATATTCAGATAGTTCATCATTTAGCTTTTCTATCTCTTGATTCTTCTGTATAATCATAGCATTAAGTAATAAACTATCTTCTTCTAGTTGCTTTACTTTTTGCAACACTACCTGTAAGTATATATCTTTATCTAAATCCATAATTTTCTCTCCTTAATGATTCCATGCAAACTCATCTGTTAAATCTCCTTTTCTTGTAGACTCAAACTTCATAGCTCCAGATTTTAAAATTCTTAACTTTCCCCAGCCAGGAAATACAATAGATACTCCTTTTGGGTCATCAGGGCTTGTACCTTCTTTGACCAGGTATCCTACTCCATAAGTTTTATAGAATATACCTATATCACTAACATTGAATAAGGCACTTTCTCCATATGCATAGTCATGAACAAAAACATTAAATGAGCCAGTCTTTCTACCACCAATTGATATATAACAGTCATTTCTCCACTTTAAACGAATCCTATCTCCAAAACCTGTATTATTCTTATGAGTGGCATCCACAGATGGGTAAGCATCTTCAGGAAAATATTTTTTGTTTTTGTCCCCAAAAAGCTTGATTAAAGGGAAGTGTCCATAAGGAACTGTAAGGGTATCTGTAGCAATAAATCCCTTATTAACTGTCAATCCTTCTTCGTTAAAAACTATGTCGCCTAAAGTCTTTGTTTCAAAATAACCATCTGCTACTCCATCCTCGTTAAAATAATAAAAAGACTGTCCTCCTACTTCTCTTTTATCGCTGGCTTTTGTCAAAGACTCTCTTGCAGCTCCTTGTGTAGCCTTATCTTTAATTCCATTTCTGAAATTAAATACTATATTCTCATTGTTTTGCTCAATAGCAGTATAAAGCTGTTCTGTACCGACTTTGGTTTTAATACTATTCTCAAGAAGTACAATTCTTGAAGATAAGGAATCATTTTTACTTTTGACTTCGGCAAGTATCTCATTAGCTTTTTGTTCTATTTTACTTTTGCCTGTTTGAGAGTCAAACACCTCTGAATTAATCTTATCTAAAGATACTTTTAAGTTTGAATACCTAGTTGTCAAATTATTTATCTTTTCTACATACTCAAACCCACTCACTTGGCTATTTAAGATTAATTCACTAATTAAATCAATAGATTTTCCACCTTCACCATCAGAAAACATAGATGTAAGCCCTTTTTTCTGCAAAGAGGTCTTGTTTATTATGCTCCCAATATATCCTACTATAGATGTTCTGTTCGTATTATTTATATCCCCAGAGGTTATAATATCATTTAATAGGGTATTAAGTGCATTTCTCTGTATGATTATATCATTTTTATAATCATTCAATATCTTAGTCAAATCTTCTTTAGTCTTGCCTAAAAACGAAGCATTTTCTGGCATTTTTTTCCATAAAGCAACAAGTTCTTCATATGCTTTGTAGCAATTGTCAATCCTGAATCTTAACTGTTTTTCCTCACCTATATCTAGCTTATTATCGGCACTAACCATATTAAATATATTGCTCAATTGCCCATATTCTCCTATAAAGTTAGTATATGTTGCTATAACTTTCTCTGAAAACTCTGTATTTTTGTATTCTCTGATATTCTTTTCAATGGTTTGTCTTATTCCATCGGCAGTCTGTTCAAGCAAGGTTGTTTTTTGGACTAAACTCCCTTGAGATTCTTGTATCTCACCAACTGTTTGAGAAATCTCATTGTGTTTCTCTATAATGTTGGAGAACTGCTTATTGACTCTACCTTTTTCGTCTGTAAACTCCTTAAATACACCATGTATCTTTTGTTCAATCTTGGTCTGTGATTCAGAATTAAATGAGATACTGAAGTATTCTGTCTTAGAATGACATAGGGTGCTTTGTCCATTATCATTAATCACAACCAAAAATCTATTGGAATTTTCCTCTAAAATTGTATCTGAAAATTCAAATCTGTCTGGAGTAGAGGAGTTCCAATAGATATATTTTTTAACAGTACAATCAGAAGGAATGAAGTATAGCTTGTTATGAAAAGATACTACACCATTTGCCAATCTAACCCAACCCAGTGCTGGGGAATTGTCTTGAATCATATTATCACTCCTTTAATCAATTATTGTTCCGTTTGGTCTTTTCTTTTTTGGTTCATTGTACTTAGCGATAAATTCCCTAGGCACATTTAATCTCTTGTATTTTTGTTGCATAGCTAGATATTTCTTTGACTCTATATCTCTCATTGAGTTTTTCGCAGAAGTCAAATAATCAGCTATAGTTAATCCATCTTCTTTTTCAGTTTTCTTATTAGACAGTCTTATCTTTAAACTATTATCTGTAACATTATGAGTATATCCTACGAAGTAGACAAATTCTTCTACATTTTCGTCTTTATCATAAAGTATAATCAAATCGCCTAAAGCTAAATTACCTACCCAATTCAATCCGTCAATGCTTGTTAATCTACTCAAGAAATTAGCGACATCTATGTCCCATTTTTTAGTAGGGTGGCTCTTATCCCTTAATATTCTTTTAGAGAGAACCATCAAATCTTCAATATATTCTGTCAAAAACGAAGGATTTTTGTATGTTTCTGTATAAATATACTCCTTTAACTCGTTAAGTAGAGCAGGAGTGAAGATTAGATGCCCATTATCATCTGTTGCAGTAGGCTTTTTACACAAAATTGTTATGTTATCTCTAGCTTTTTTAAGATTTTTAATTAGTTCTTCTAATCTATCTATGGCATTTTTAATCTCTATTCTCTTATCTTGGTGTTGAGTAATGGCAGCAACTATCTTAGCGACAATTTCCTTATCTTTAGGTGGCAGACTGTACAATTCTAATTCGTTATTCAGATTATATAATGCCGATTCTACTGCAATAAAGTCATGAGAGAGAAGTTCTTTTTGGTTTTCTTTGTGATTTATCTCATCAACATATAATCTCCAAATAGGCTCTCTTTTCTCGACCATATCATAGTATTTAATGAGAGCATTTTTCAACTCATCTGACATCTCATTTATATCCATAAAATAAGAGTAATCTTCTAAATATTTCTCTCCAGTACAAGTCGCACTTATGATATCCATATCCTCATTACCTTCAACTACTAATCTGGTAACTAATTTGTCTGTATCGTATTCTTTCTCAAGAGATTTAATATAATTGTCTTTTGAGAGGTAAAGTCCAATATGGTCTACCATTTCTTCTTCCATAAATAAAATTACACTTTTATTTGCTGTATCGTAGTCAACGCAACACTCGTAGGACTCACAAATATCCTTTTCTATGAAATCTAGCCATTTTTTATTAACACTCTCAATATACCTGACTTTAGGCTTAATCTTTAGTTTATTGAACTCATCTTCAAAATCAAGAGCAGGAGAACCAATATTATCTACTTTAGTGATTAGTTCCTCTAATTTTGCTTTCTTTTCAGAGAGCCTGGTCTTAATCAACTCAAACCCATCTTCTTGTAGTTGTCTTGATTTTTTCTCAATATCTTTTTCCAAAGCTTCTTTTAGTTCTTTTTTATCTTTTTCAATTAAATCGCTAATTTGCTTTGTCTTTAAAGCATATTGTTCATGTGATTCATCAATTTCAGCCCTTTTCTTTAGGTTGACCAATATTCTTTTGTATCTATCTATGTAAGGGTCAGAAGGGAACTCATACCTAACTAAATCCGTAGCCCGTATAGCCCACCCAGTTTCCTCTTGAAGATGGTCTGATAAACACAATTGGTCTTTGTCATTGCTCTTATCTACAAGGGAATAAGCAACATCTTCCAATTCCATATCTATATCTTTAAGACGAACTTGTCTTGATTTTCCTTTTATCTCCAAATACTCATCGCCAGTTACCTCTATTGATTTAATGACGAATACTTCCGAATTATTAACCTCAATTTGTCTTTCATTCTTTATTTCTTTAAATAAAGGATATGTTTTTTCTTCAAAAGTTAATAAATCCATATAAAATTTAGGTATTTTTAAATTAATTGTGTAAATTGAGTTAATATCTTTCGATATTTCTTTTATAGCATTTTGTGGAATTTGCCCCAATGGTTTTCCACTAATTGTTTTTAAGATTACAGTATAATCTATCTTCTTTGAGTCTAGTTGTATTTTTCTATTTATTATAAAAATCACCAACTTCCTTATATAAAGGGTAGGGGATAGGTTGCCCTATCCCATGTTCCCAATTATATTTTTGTTGTTCTTTTTCATTTCTTCCTGTACAATCTTTAATACCTTGCTTTCAAAACTTTCAGTTATGTTACCATTGATAGTAACCAATGAACCGATATTTTGAGTTACAGTATTATTGCTATTCTTGTTAGCAATTTCTCTAAACTTATCGTACTGGATAAATCCTGTATTTAAATCTCCCTGTATTCCAATCCTATCTAAGATGTGAGAGTAATTGTTAGGTACTCGTCTAGCATCTTCTAGTTTGGCAAGCATTTCAGCCTTGTCATAAGCACCCATAGAACCTAAACCACCTTCATACTGGTTCATATAGTCAATTAAAGCTTTCTTTAAATCAACCATAGTACCATTTATATCTACTACACCAGTAGAAATTGCTTGTAGGGCTTTCTGTCTAAGTTCGTTTTCCTCATTAGGATTGTCTTGCTTTTCTTTTTCTTGCTTTAACTGATTATCCAATCTCTTAGAATCATCATCAAAGCTCTTTAATACAGCTTCAGCAGAGTGATTTTCTACTGCTTTTCTTAGGTCTTTCTGCTTTTTATCATATTCATCTTGTAGCTTCTGATATTCCTTTTGTCCCTTTTGAGAGGTATCTCTTGAGTAAATCTCAAGTTTCTTTCTAAGAGTTTCAAGGTCTTTCATCTTTTCAGCTATATCATCTTGATAATCTGCTTCTTTCCTTGCTGCATTAAATTCTTCTTTTCTCTTTTCGATTAATTCTTTTCTTGCATCTACTTCTTTTTCTATCAACTTAATTCTATCTTCTGTTGATTTCTTCAACATAGACATTATCTTGTCCTCGATAGTCTTGGCATCTTCTAACTTAGTCTTGTTAGTGTCTTTGATTTTAGAGTTATAATCTTCCCAATCCTTAGTGATAGAAGGAAGTCTATTTTCTGTTATATCAAAATACTTTTCTGCCAATCCCTTAATCTCACTATATAGGGAAGAAGTATTGTTTAATTTATTTATAACCTCTTGGTAGTTTGATATGTCATCTCCACTAAACTGGAATCCGTATCCAGATAGTTGAGTTTTTAGATTATCTTTTAGGTTATTCAATGCACTAATATTGCTTTGCAACTGGGATTGCATTTGTTCGTACTTACCAATTTGTGCATCTAAAATACTTAATCTATCAGAACCAAAAGCGTACTTGAACTTGATGTCTAAAATTGCTAGTGAGTTAGATAGCCTTTGAATACTGTTTTCCATTATTTTGGTTACAGCATCAAAATTCTCATGCCATGCTTCAATTACAACCTTTTGTTTTTCGTCAATATTGCTTTCTATCTTGATGTCCATTTCTTCCATCTTATAGTCTATATCAGCAATTTTATCGACTGATTGTTCATAGGCTTCTAGCAATCTAACATTATCAGCTAGCAACTTTTTCTTTTCTTCTAGTTTCTTTTTCTCTTTATCCTTAGCTTTCTCAAGCTTCTTGTCGATTTCAGCTTCTTCTTTTTTCCACTTCAACCTCATAGCAAAACCATTGGCAGTCAAAGTTCCGTCTTTCGCAAACTGAACACCTTGCTTCCTTAGCTCGCTTCTTTCCCAGTCCCTCTTTTGTATAACAGTAGGCAACTCATTATTTAACCTTCTCTTATACTCTCTAAAATGGTG